GACTCTCTACAACTGAAGGTTATATCCTCGACTTAGCAAAACTTATGGAGCAATCAGATGAGTGAAATCGCCATCGCTACAGAAAGCGGTGAAATTTCTACGCTGCCACAAACAGCAGAAGAAAAAGCAAAACAACTTCCAAATCCAACGGGCTATCACATTCTTGTGACCATCCCTGAAGCAGAAGACAAGTACGAGAGTGGACTCATCAAAGCTGATGAAACTCGACGTTTTGAAGAAGCATTAGCAACTGTCTTTTTTGTAATTAAGATGGGACCTGATTGCTATAAGGATGAGAAAAAATTTCCTACGGGACCTTGGTGTAAAGAGGGTGATTTTATTCTAGCTCGACCAAACTCTGGCACACGTTTGAAGATTCATGGCCGCGAGTTTCGTATGATTAATGACGATACGGTTGAGGGAACAGTAGATGATCCGCGTGGAATTTCTCGGGCTTAAGTTTTGACAATGCAGAAGGAGCATACAAATGGCAACAAATAATATGGAAAAAACTGAATTCGAATTTCCGGATGAAGTTGAAACAAAAGAAAAGAAATCAGCAAAGCAAGATGATGATTTTAATTTTGAAGTAGAAGACGATACTCCGCCGGCAGATCGCAATCGTGAACCACTGCCAAAAAATATTGTAGATGAACTTGATAATGATGAGTTGGAAGAGTATTCCGACAAAGTCAAAACCAAGATGCTACAGATGAAAAAAGTCTGGCACGACGAGCGCCGTGAGAAAGAACGCGCATTACGTGAACAGCAAGAGGCTATTAACTTTGCTCAAAAGATTCTTGAGGAAAATAAGAGCCTGAAACGTAAAGCAAGCACAACAGATGAGACGTTAGTAAATACATACAAAACGTCCATTGAGCTAGAATTAGACGCAGCCCGTAAGGAATACAAGGAAGCGTATGATACTGGTGATTCAGATCAGCTATTAGCTGCGCAGGAAAAGTTGTCTAACGCCAACTACAAGTTACAAAAAGTAAAAGATTATAGACCACAGCCTTTACAAGAAGAGGACTTTAGTGTAAATAATCAATTGCAACAGAAGCAAGTAAGTCATCCTGACCCAAAGGCAGTTTCGTGGCAAGAGCGAAATGCATGGTTCGGTGAGGATGAAGAGATGACAGCATCTGCACTTGGCCTTCACGAAAAGTTAGTGAAACAACACGGTATGGCTTATGCCACCACCGACGAATATTACAAGCGCGTAGATGAAACGATGCGCCGACGGTTCCCTGAATCGTTTGAAGGGCAAGAAGAACAGCCTGAAAAACAACGTTCAAAACCATCAAGCATTGTTGCTCCTGCTAATAGAAGCACATCCTCCAAACGGATTGTTTTAAAGCAGTCGCAAATTAATATTGCGAAACGCCTTGGGTTAACAAATGAGCAATACGCTCGTGAAATTATGAAAATGGAGGCCAACAATGGCTGAAAACAAAGTTAGTCGTGAATTACAAACGCGTGCCGTTCAAGAGCGCCCCAAGCAGTGGGCACCCGCCGAGCTTTTGCCTGAACCAGATAAGCAGCCCGGTTTCGCGTACAGATGGATTCGCACTTCGACCTTGAACAACGCTGACCCACGTAACTTATCGGCCAAACTCCGAGAAGGCTGGGAGCCAGTTAAGATTGAAGAGCAACCGCAATTTCAACTGTTAATTGATCCGACAAGTCGGTTTAAAGACAACATCGAGATTGGTGGATTATTGCTTTGCAAAACCCCGATTGAGTTTGTAGAACAGCGTAACTCGCACTATGCGCGCCAAGCTGAAGGCCAGATCGAGGCAGTAGACAATAATCTTATGCGACAAAGTGATCCTCGTATGCCATTGTTTAATGAGCGTAAATCTACTACCTCATTCGGCAAAGGCAAATAAACTTTTTTAGGAGCTAATATGGCTTATCCGATTATTTCGGCCCCTTACGGGCTAAAGCCAATCAATTTGATTGGTGGGCAGGTTTTTGCTGGCGCAACCCGGCAACTACCTATCGCTGCTACGTACACCACTGCTATTTTTAATGGCGGCGTTGTTACTCTGGTAGCTGGTGGTACGATTGAGAATTCCCCGCTTGCTGATGATGCTACGCCTTTGGCTGGTGTTGTTGGCGTGTTCTTGGGCTGTTCTTATATCAATCCAAGCACGAACCAACTGACGTTCTCGCAGTACTGGCCAGGCGTTTCTGGTGCCACTAACATTACTGCGTTCATCGCTGATGATCCAGACCAACTGTATAAAGCAGTTAATGTTGCTGGTACTACCGTAAACAACACGACTTCTGGTCTGTTGCCTGCGTACTTGGGTCAAACGATGGTTGGCAGCAATGCCCGCTTGGTTTTGAACACAGGTTCAACAACTACTGGTAATTCTAAAGTGGGTATCTACAGTGCTGCTGGTGCAACCACTGCTAGCCTGCCACTGCGAATCGTTGATGTGGTGCCTGACACCGCTAACTCGGCTGGTGCCTATGTTGAGTTCATCGTTAAGTTGAACTTTGGCTACCATTCGTACAATAACGCCGTCGGCATCTAAGGAGCTAAATCATGGCTATTTCACGCGCACAACTACTTAAAGAACTGCTCCCGGGCTTGAATGCTTTGTTCGGCCTCGAGTACGCCCGTTACGGCGAAGAGCACAAGGAAATCTACGAAACCGAGACTTCCGAGCGTTCGTTCGAAGAAGAAACAAAGCTGTCGGGCTTCTCCGCCGCTCCTGTCAAAAACGAGGGTTCTGCCATCGCTTATGACAATGCGCAGGAAGCATGGACTGCTCGCTTTAACCACGAAACCATCGCCTTGGGTTTCTCGATCACTGAAGAAGCGGTCGAAGATAACCTGTATGACAGCCTGTCGGCTCGTTATACCAAAGGTCTGGCTCGCGCTATGGCTTACACCAAGCAAGTTAAAGCAGCTAACGTCCTGAACAACGGCTTCACCAACACCGCTGCTTATTACGGCGGTGACGGCGTGCCTCTGTTCTCGGCTTCGCACCCACTGGTTAACGGTGGCGTCAACAGCAACATTCCATCAACCGCAGCCGACTTGAACGAGACTTCCCTTGAAGCCGCCGTTATTCAAATCGCTGCATGGACTGATGAGCGTGGCCTGCTGATCGCTGCTAAACCACGTAAGCTGATCGTTCCACCAAGTTTGCAGTTCGTTGCAACGCGTCTGCTGGAAACCGAACTCCGTGTCGGTACCAATGACAACGATGTCAACGCTCTGAAAAACAATGGCTCGATCCCAGAAGGCTATACGATCAACCACTTCCTGACCGACACAAACGCATGGTTCCTGACCACTGACGTTCCAAACGGCATGAAGCACTTTGTTCGTATGCCAATGGCTAACTCAATGGATGGAGACTTCGATACGGGCAACGTTCGCTACAAGGCTCGTGAGAGATACAGCTTCGGCTGGTCGGATCCGTTGGGTATGTACGGAAGCGTCGGCGCTTGACGCTAAGTCCTTGATTTATAAGGCAAATGAGGGGGCTTCGGCCCCTTCTTTTATTTGTGTTGTGTTATCTGTTAATCTAGTGTATTCTTACCCTACACTACTTAGGAGAAGATATGGCGCGAGGAATTTATAAAATTATCAACGTAATTAATAACAAGTTTTATGTTGGAAGCGCGGAAGATTTTACTCGGCGCAAACGAGTTCATTGGTGGATGTTACGTCGTGGAACCCACCAAATAAACACTTACAATCCGCTTGGGCGAAATATAAAGAACAGGCGTTTACATTTGTTATTGTTGAAGAATTAAGTGAAATGGCAGATATTCTTGCCGCAGAAAATGTTTGGTTAAAAGAACATGTTGGAAAAGAGTACTGTTACAACCTTGCGACAGACGCTACAGCCCCTACCACAGGGTGGTTTGGTAAAAAAAATCCAATGTTTGGGAAGACATTTACGCACACGGAGGACGCTAAGGCCAGAATTGGAGCGGCGGCAAAACTAAGAATTCAAACAGAAGAAGAGAAAGTTAAGCGGCGCAAGTCAATGCAAAGGCATATTGTTCCGGCTTCGGTGAAAGCAAAAATATCGGCCACGTTATCTGGTGAGGGTAACTTCTGGTATGGCAAGCAGCGCCCAGATCACGCGGAAAAGGTGAGCAAAGCCGTTGTAGCTACAGACGCGGCGGGCAATATCACAACCTATTCTAGTATCTTAGCCTTGCGGGAGGCGCTGAATATAAAGCCGCCGACAGCCAATCGGGCGCTCAAATCGGGCAAGGTTTTAACCCGTGGTCCATACAAGAATTGGTCGTTCAAATATGCTTGACGCGCATCTCGGCGCATAGTATAAGATACCTAATACCGGGGTATTCCGGTGCTTGCGAACAGCCCCCGGCTGACGAACATGCAGATCGCTTGCACTTAACTCGCATGTTGAGGACAATCTATCATGGCAGTTTCTACTACCCAGAGTATTTGGCGTTCGGGCGGCGGCGATCAAACTCGCACCGCATATTGTGGCACTGGCCTAATGACCGCCCAATGGTACGTCGCTGATATTGCTACGCAAACCGGCAACGTCAAAAATGCAGCTAGCGGCCAAAACGTAATTCTTCCAGCAGGCGCTGTTATCACAGCCGTTACTACGCAAGTGGCTTCGACCACGGCCGGTACGCTGGACTTCGGCTTTACGCTGTATACCACCGGCACAGCAACTCCTGCTGGTCTGGTCAATGAGCAGCCTACGACTCGTACACAAACCTCGCTGGCCACAGCTACCCTGCCGGGCGCTTCGCTTGGCATTCCAATGTCCACGACTGAGTTGGTCTATCTGACCGCAGCTACGGGCGCGTCGGCTGGTACTGGTCCTTGCTCCGGCACGATCACGTACTATGTGACTGATCCTTACGTTGGTATGCAGAACGTCTAATAATCTGGGGGCTTCGGCCCCCGTTTAACCATTCAGGAGATTATTATGATGCAAACAGACGTTGAGTCAGCGCACACAAACGTTAGTGCGGCGTTGCATGCAGGGCGAACACGCTTGAAAGGCGTAGTTTTCACAGTGTCAGGGGGCAGCCCCGTTGACCACATTATGTTTTACGACAATGCTTCAGCCGCAAGTGGCACTGTACGTTTGGAGCTAGATACTAATCATTCGGGCGGTCTTAGCGTAGCTATACCCGGTGAAGGAATCTTGTTTTCGAACGGCATATATTGCGATATTGGCGACGCATCATCCGTAACGGTGTTCTATGGCTAAGAAAACCCCATCCCTTGCTGTCGGTCGTGGTGAAAAGCTACCCGTTAAGCAGGGGGCGGGGTTGACTGCCAAAGGTCGTGCCAA